CGCGAAACGACTCCAGGCCTTCTATGGGACTCGGAGGTGGACGCATGAACACCCTACCTGAAAACATCGACTTTCAGACGTGGTACGACATGATGGAGCCGGCAGTCATGATCCGGCCAGCCAAGGACATTGTCCGCCAAGCGATTGAAATGCTCGAGACTGAGCAGCCACCTCCTGTAGTCATGCCCTGGGGCAAGCTGAAAGACATGTTCTCTTTTCGGCCTGCTGAAGTAACGGTTTACGCAGGCCAAAACGGCTCAGGCAAGAGCATGATCACGGGCATGATCGCGTTGCAGTTGATGGCACAAAAGCGCAACGTCCTGATTGCCAGCTTTGAGATGAAGCCAACCACAACCCTGCAGCGCATGGTTAGGCAATTCACGGGCACGCAATTTCCCACGGCTGACGATTACCGAAACTTTGCAGCGTGGGGCGGCAATTACCTGTGGTTTTATGACCGGCAGGGCGAAGTCTCTCGAGAGCAGATCATCGGCGTTGGCAACTACGCAGCGCGTGAACTCCAGATGCAGGATTTCTTCATCGACTCGCTCATGAAATGCGTCAAAGGCGAAGACGACTACAACGCCCAGAAAGACTTCGTATCGGATTGCACGAACCTGGCTCGAGACACCGACCTTCACATCCACTTGGTCCACCACATCAGGAAGGGCGCGACTGACGAGGCCATGCCTCAGAAGGTGGACATGAAGGGCAGCGGGTCGATTGCCGACCAGGTTGATAACGTCTGGATGATGTGGCGCAACAAGAAGAAAGAACGCTTGATCGAGGCTGGCCAAGCCGTTGATCCTGCAGAACCCGATGCCATGCTGCTTTGTGAGAAGCAAAGGAACGGCGAACATGAACCGCGGTTAAGACTTTGGTATGACCGCACATCCCAACAGTTTTTGGAGAAGCCTGGTGCAAACCCCTACCGATTCGACCCCGATTTTTGAGGTGACACTGCCATGGCCACCCACTATAAACACCTACTGGCGGCACAAAGTGGTTGGCAAGCTCGCCACCGTGTACGTTTCAGGAGTGGGCAAGATCTATCGCAAGGCAGTGAACGACCTAGTGATGGAAGCCGCAATGGTGCAGCGCTATCTCAAGGCGGTTGGACCTTTACGCGTGGAGATCGAGGCCTACCCGCCGGACAGAAGGAAGCGGGATCTCGACAACATCCTGAAGTCCCTGTTGGATTCACTGACGCATGCAGGGGTGTGGGAGGACGACAGTCAGATTGATGACCTGAGAATTTACCGATCAACCATCGCCGGCATGGTGAAGGTGCGTGTTTACGATTTAAGCCAAAAAAAGGAGGAGGTAGTAGGGTGACATCAACCAATCAAAAAAAATCGCTGTTTAGGCCTCATGGCGAGGCTAGAAAGGGCATCTATGGAAATTGAAGAGGTACACGATCCGCACGCCGCGGTGGACTTTATGGTGCTGCACGCAAAAAAGTACGCTGCAGCCAAAGCTTTGAGGATTTACACCGAGGAGTTTCGCAAGAGCAAGAAAGCGATCTTGATGAAGCAAAGCTTAGAGACCGCAATCGGCGCACAAGAGCGTGAAGCTTATGCGCACCCGGAGTACATCGAATTATTAAGAGAGTTGCAAAAACACGTTACTGAAGAGGAAACATTGAAATGGAAACTAACAGCAGCACAGGCAAGGATCGAGATTTACAGAACGCAGCAGGCGAATCTCAGGGCGGAGGGCAAGGCGACGATATAAGCGACTCCCATTTGATCAGGGAGCGCATGCTGGCTGACTTTGCTCGGTTCATTGGCAGTCAAGCCTGGGAGGACGATAAGGGGTGGACACAGGCCGTTTATCACAATGCTTGGGGCGATGGCTTTTATGCTGGCCTTCATTACGCCAAATCACTTTTCTATGAAATCCATGACGAAAGACGAAAAAAAACATCTTGGTAAAGTGGCCGCTATCGGGTGTGTGCTCTGCTATCTGAAGGGCACGCCCGGTACGCCGGCAGAGATCCATCACCCGCGCAAAGGCACGGGTATGGGGCAACGGGCGAGCCACTATGACGCAATTCCGCTTTGCCCGGAGCACCATAGGGGAGCAAGTGGTATCCATGGCATGGGCGTGAAGGCTTTCACTAAGCACTATGGGGTAGACGAGGCTGAGTTGCTGCATATCACCCGCCGTTTAGTCGCGCATCATGACCACTTGTCGGACGGATGGCGTACCCACACACAAGTGGACTAAAAGTGTGTAATATTGAGCCTGTAGTAACCAAACATTGAAACCAACAGGAGAAACCAAATGGCCGTAATCATTCACGACGAAAGAGCTTACTACGCTGGCGCACGCCGCAACATCATTGCGAATGCTCAGAAGACCTTTGCGCAGACGTATGAGGATTACGAGGCAGTCCTGGCCTTCATCGCCAATGGCCGTATCTTCGACGGCGGAAGCTTCGTCAGCTACGAGGACAACTTCGTTGGTTCGCTGGCTAAGGCTTACGACAATTTTGGCAAGCTTTCAGAGAAGCAAGTTGCTGCAGTCCGCAAGAGCATTGCAGAGCGTGCCAAGCGCCGTGCCGAGTGGGCTGATAAGCAGGCTGCACTCAACGCAACCCGCGTACATATCGGTACTGTTGGCGAGAAAATCACGCTAACGCTCACGGTCAAGAAGATCCTTCGCCTTGCTGGCCAGTACGGCATGACCCTGATTTGCATTTGCGAAGACGATGATGGCAACGTAGTCATCTACAAGGGTTACTGCGAGGCATTCGATCTGGATCTTCCTAGCGGCGAAACCAAGGCCATCACAGTCAAGGCTACGGTAGCCGAGCACGGCGTGCGTGATGGCGTTAAGCAGACCGTCATCAAGCGCCCCAAAGTAGTCTAAACAACCGGGGCCTCGGCCCCATCACATGGAGAACATCATGCAACACGACGTTACCGCAGAAAATTACGACAGGATCAGCCTCAGCGATCACGAAGGCGGTTTGTGGATGTCTATCTGGAAGGTAGGCGCACACTGCAGCGTTCACTTGAATCAAGAGCAGATCAAGGAACTTCACAAGGCAATCGGCGAATACATCAAGGAGACAGCAGATGAACTATGACTGGTGGCTCGACAGGCAACTCTGGGAGTATGACCAAGAGCGGCTTGACTCAGAGGATCAGGAAGACTTAGACTCAGACGAGTTTCCATGTGATGTCTCCTGTTGACTTACCTCAAGTCTTTTCCCCGGCGCAATGCCGGGGTTTCTTTTTGTAGCAAAGCATAGTAAAATCAATCAGTTACACAAGCGGCAGTAAGTCAATCTTGCAGGCCGCGCCACAAAACCTTAGTATCGCCGGATTATATGTCACTGGAATATGTGATGGGACCAGCAGAAAACATAGAAATCTGGGATATCAGCCGCTTAATCCCCTACGCAAGAAACAGTAGGACGCATTCAGATGCGCAAATCAGCCAACTTGCCGCTAGCATAAAAGAGTGGGGCTGGACTGTACCGATTCTTATTGATGAAACGGGAATGATCATTGCTGGCCACGGGAGGCTGGCAGCCGCGCAAAAGTTAAATTACAAACAAGTTCCGGTAGTCATAGCAAGCAATTGGAGCGAAGAAAAAAAACGCGCATACGTTATTGCAGACAATAAACTTGCTCTAAACGCGGGTTGGGACACAGAACTTTTGGCTTTAGAAATACAAGAACTAAAGGCAACGGACTTTAATTTAAGTATTTTAGGGTTTACTGACGAGGAATTGAACAATCTCATTCCAATGAACGTCACGGAAGGATTGACGGACGAGGATGCTGTTCCTGAGCCTCCACCGGAGCCTATTACAAAGCCCGGAGACATCTGGATACTAGGCAAGCACCGATTGATGTGCGGCGATAGTACGAGCATCGATCATTTAGAAAAGCTGTGCAATGGTCGGCAAGTTGATATGTGGTTAACGGACCCGCCTTATAACGTGGCATACGAAGGCAAAACAAAGGACGCTTTGACGATTAAAAACGACAGCATGTCAGACGATACCTTTCGTCAGTTTTTAAGAGACGCATATACCGCGGCTGATGCGGTAATGAAATCAGGAGCGGTTTTTTATATTTGGCATGCGGACTCAGAAGGTTACAACTTCCGGGGAGCAGCGCAGGACGCGGGTTGGAAGGTGCGACAGTGCTTGATCTGGAAAAAATCAACGATGGTAATGGGGAGGCAGGATTACCACTGGAAGCACGAGCCTTGTTTATACGGATGGAAAGAAGGGGCTGGACACCTTTGGGCGGCAGATAGAAAGCAAACGACTATCTTAGAATTTGATAAGCCTAGTCGAAACGGCGAGCATCCAACGATGAAGCCTGTCGCGTTGTTTGAATACCAAATGCTTAACAACACCAAAGGCGGCGACATTGTTTTAGATAGCTTCGGAGGCTCAGGCACTACTTTAGTAGCAGCAGAAAAGAATGGTCGAGTTGCATATCTGATGGAACTAGACCCAAAATACTGCGATGTCATCGTCAAGCGATGGGAGGAATTTACGGGCAAGAAAGCCGTTCTTGAGGTAAATGCTAATGACTGATCATGAAAAACCGACATTAGAAAAGAAAATATGGGGCGGTTCCCGTGAGGGCGCTGGAAGGCCTGCGTTTGTTCCGACTGATCAAGAACGTGCGCAGGTAGCGGCTTTATCTGGTGTCGGGTTACCGCAAGATCAGATTGCTTGCTTGGTGCGTGACGGCATTCATGTTGAAACGTTGCGTAGCCACTTTGCTAAAGAGTTAGCCGAGGGAAAGGCTAAAGCTAATTCGCAAGTAGCAAGGTCTTTGTTTCAGAAGGCCGTAGCAGGCGATACAGCTTCGGCAATTTGGTGGACAAAAACACAAATGCGCTGGTCTGAGGTGCAAAAACACGAGGTAAGCGGGCCTGACGGCGGCGCGATACAAAACGAAGTTTCAATCTTTGACGCCATGCTGCAGAACCTTGAAGCGAAACGCCAACTTGGGGACAAATGACCTTGAGACGCTGCTAAGAGACCCGCAGGTACGGGCAGAGTACACGCGCCTGCCTACTGACCAGGCTGCTGCTTGGGCCTGGCGGATGATGTGGCTCACGCGAGCACTGAAGCACCAGATCCTACCGACAGGTGATTGGTGGTCGATCTGGTTAATGCTGGCAGGCCGCGGCGCCGGCAAGACAAGAACGGCAGCAGAGCAGATCGCCTGGTGGGCATGGTCCCACAAAGCCACCAGATGGCTCGTAGCGGCGCCAACATCATCAGATGTGAGGAGTACATGCTTTGAGGGTGATTCGGGCCTCCTGCAGGTCATTCCGCCCGTCTTAGTGGCTGATTACAACAAGGCGCTGCATGAACTCAGGCTCACTAACGGCAGCTTGATCAAAGGAATCCCCGCCTCGGAACCGGAGCGCTTCAGGGGTCCGCAATTCCATGGTGGCTGGCTTGATGAGTTAGCAGCGTGGGAATACATCCAAGAAGCTTGGGATCAGATCCAGTTTGGCATGCGCTTAAAGCTTCCCAGCATGAAGACCAGGCTGATCTGCACGACCACGCCCAAGCCTCGAGACCTAATCATTGATCTGATCGGCAGAGAGGGTGATGACGTAGTGCTCACAACGGCAAGCACCTACTCTAACCTTGCCAATCTGTCTGAGAACTTCAAGCGCCAGATCCTGCAGTACGAGGGTACCAAGCTCGGAAGACAGGAGATATACGCTGAGATCATCGACCCCGAAGAGGGCGGTATCGTTCAGCGGGAGTGGTTCAAGCTCTGGCCTGCAGACAAACCCCTACCAAAGTTGGAGTACGTCGTTCAGTCTTACGACTGTGCCTTCACTGAGAAGACCATCAACGATCCGACCGCCTCAATCACCTTCGGTGTCTTCAAGCCACAAGATGGCGGCATGTGCGTCTTGATTATCGACGCCTGGCAAGACAGGCTGCAGTACCCTGACCTTAAGCCTAAAGTATTAGATGAGTACGAGATTGTGTTTGGCGAAGGCAAGACGGCCAAGCGTGTTGACCTCGTGCTCGTGGAAGACAAAGCCGCGGGTATCGTCTTAATCCAAGACCTGCAGCGGGCGCATATCCCGGTGAGGTCCTACAACCCAGGCAAGGCTGACAAGGTTCAGCGTCTATCGATTGTGGCCAACGTCGTTAAAGCAGGAAGGGTATATATCCCTGAGTCGAGTAATCGCGCTGGCTACGTCAGGGATTGGGCAGAAGGCATGGTTACGCAGATCTGCAGCTTCCCGAATACGACGCACGACGATTTTGTGGATGCGTTCAGCCAAGCACTCAGATACTTGCGTGATGCTGGCTGGCTAAGTATCGACCCGCCACCACCAGACGACTATGACGAAGAAGATCTGATTGATGCTGGCGTCGTCAAAGGCAATCCGTATGCCTCTTGACATGTTGATCAGTGTTGGCGACAATCAGGATGTCTGTGTGAGAGCGGATAGAGCTGTTCGGTATGTGCCCTGCCTTCATGACCTCAAGCGTGAAGGACTCTCACCAGGGTACAGACCAAACAGCTTTTTTGTTCTCTATCAGTCCGTCCTCCGCACGATAGCAGTGGGCCTGCATGGGCCGCTCGGAAGGAAACACCGGCTGACACCATCCCCTGTTGCAAGCCGTCTGGACTCTCAGCGAGGTACCAGGCAACACGCCTTTGACAAGGGAGGTAACAGCAAAGGCATGGAAGGAATCGCTGGCTCAAAGCTGCGCTGGCAGGGCAATAAGAAGTACGCCCTGTGGGCGAGGGAGGGTGGGTTCCTCCCCTGGGTAGACTATGCTTAAAATAAACCACGCGGTATCATCCCGCCGAAACGGGAGCCAGTGATGCCAAACCCCAAGAGACTGCTTGAAACCTTGTATGGCGCAAAAGACGGTGTCGTCCGCATGGATAAAGGCGGCAAGCTGCCACCAGGCGTTAAGCGTGCCACTGAGCAGGCAGACAAGTCCGCAGTGCTTGCCGCTGCCAAGCCTGCACGCCAAGCCATTCAGGGCTATCTTGGGATGGACCCGAGCTATAGCGTGATGGACCCGCAAGCAGAGAGGCTTGCCTCAGCATACCGCACAGGTGAGGATACAAGCGTGCTCGGTGACCTTGCTGGCGCACTGTCCCCCTTTGCTTATGCTTCAGCTCTGTCGAAGGTAGGACGGGTGCCAGGCATTGCAGAACTGATTGCTTATCATGGTTCGCCGCACAAGTTTAAGAAGTTTGATGCAAGCAAGATCGGCACAGGTGAGGGCGCTCAGGCTTTTGGCCATGGGCTGTATTTTGCAGAAGCGCCTGAAGTCGCTGAAGGTTATGCAAGAAACCTTGCCAATCGTGATTTGGCAAATCAAGGAAGATTGAACGCTCACGCGAATGCTCAAAGGTTGGCTAAGTTAGCGGGAGACCCAAAGTACGCCGCCGATGATGTTCGGTTTGTATTATCAAATGAGCCAAATCATCCCCAGAAAAGATTGCTTCAAGATACTTTAATGTTTTTAGAAAGCGGGGATTTTGCAAAACCTCTTCAAACCAAAGGCTCACTCTACAAAGTAGACATACCTGACAAAAAAATTGCCCAAATGCTTGATTGGGACAAGCCGTTAAGTCAGCAGCCAGCATACGTTCAAGAAGCATTGAAGAGCAGTGGTTTGTTAACTGAAGTCAAAGACATACCTAAAATTGCGGCAGAAAAAATTAGGGCGCTTGCAGATCAGCCAGGTCTTGCAGACTGGGCCAAGCGTGATTTGCTGACAGATGCCAGCACTGTAGAGAAGTCTCCATCGCTCAAGCACGTCGCTGGCGTACTAAAAAGTATGCAATTGAGTTATGGCATATCACCAGACTCAGGGCCATTTGTTCCTGTCGCCAAGGATTTTCTTAACTTCGTTAAAGCCACGCAGATGGTGCCAGACATTGAAACTGGCGGGGGCGCGTTAGGCATGCTTGAGGCTGTGAAGGGAGGACCTAGAGAGGCGGCGCAGGCACTGCGTGATGCTGGCATCCCTGGCATCCGCTACCTCGACCAAGGGTCGCGTGGCACTGGCAAAGGCACATCAAACTTTGTCGTCTTCCCTGGCGAAGAAGAATCCATCAAGATGCTAGAGATCAATGGCACGCCAGAGATGGCCGCAGGCGGCGCAGTTCGTATGCAAGACGGTGGCTCGATGTTTAACTTCAACCCGATGGCTGCCAAGGCTGCAAAGCAAAAGCAGATGCGCGAATCCACGCCAGAGACGCCGCTTGGTGCCCTGGCTCGAGGTATCGGCACCGGCCTATTCGGAAGCATGGAAGACACCGTTCCTTATACCGGCAGCATCATGGAAGGCACGCCTGAGCGCCAGCAGTCACAAGCCAACCTGCGTGAGATTGGCCGCAACATCGGCGTGCTCACTGACATTGGCGGCATGACTGCACCCTTTGTTAAGCCTGCTGCTCAGTTGGCCACCCGCGGCGCCGTTGGGTTAGGCAGGGCTGCAGCCGAGCAAATCGATCGCGCCATGATGCAAGGAGAGGGTCCGCTCGGAGCCTTGCTAGCGCCTGTGGCTCCCATGCAGGCCGTCCCCAAAGCACAGGCTCCCGTGTCGCCGTTGGGTTTCTACAATCCCGTTGAGCAGGCAGCGCTCAATGTCCAGCGCAAGCAGGGGCCAGGCCAGGCCTTCTTAAACGAGCTACAGCGCGGCGAAAACGTCAGCAAGGACTTCCTACAGTCCTCTGGCCTTGCCGAGCGCCTAGCGGCCATGCCTAACGTCACACGCGAAGAAGTGCAGGCGATGGCTAAGGGCACAGTGCCCGATGTCCAGCAAGTCATGCTGGGCGAGACCGTTGTTCCCCCGCACGCCAAGGAGTGGCTCAAGGTCCACATGCCCGAGTTCGATCCATCTGACGTATCGCAGATCGATGATGCTATAGCCCTTGCCAATCAGCGTTACGACAAGCTTGTCAATGAAGGCGACCTGGGCCTTGCTGAGTTTGCAGCCGATGCCATCGACGATCTGATGGAGATGAAGAAGCAGTACAAGCCCGGCACCAAGGCTGCTGAAGCGCTTTCCAAGTACGGCCAGTACACCGTTCCTGGTGGCGAGAACTACCGCGAGATGTTGCTGACGTTGCCGAGCAGGGCTGTTGGGCCGTCGCTTGACGAAGCAGCCAAGTCATTGTTCGGCCGCCCATATGATCAACTATTTCCTGGGCAGCAAGAAGATGCGAGGCGACTTCTAGGAAGCGGCAAGATAAAGCCCGATGAGTCGCTCAATTACAGCTCCTCACACTGGGATCAGCCCAACGTCTTATCCCATGTCCGCATGAATGACCGCACTGACGCTGAAGGTAAAAAGGTGCTTTTCATTGAGGAACTACAGTCTGATTGGGGGCAAGAGGGCAGGAAGAAGGGGTTTGCTGATTCTTCTGCTGATGCTAAATACCGCGATTATTTGACAAGTCTTAAAAACCGCGCCTCAGAGCTAATTATGAAGAATTTTACGGACGAGGGAGTTCCGCCGGATCGAGCTAGTCAATTGACCAGTCAAATGATTGGCCGAATGGAGGACTGGAATTTTGCAAAACTTTTAGGCGAAACATCTAAGCTCGACGAGTTGTTCAAGGCTAAGCGTGCTGCTGAAGAAGGCGTCCCATCAGCCCCCTTCGTACAAAACACCAATGAGTGGGTAGACCTTAGTCTTAAAAACATACTCAAGCGTGCGGTTGATGAGGGCTATGACCGTGTGGCATTTATCAATGGCAAGCAATCTGCGGATCGTTACCAGCTAACAAAGTACCTTGATAAGCTTGAGTTTGTACGCACAAGTGGCGGTATCGCCCCTGGCCCTGATGAGCTTGGCCATGGACTGCTCATAGGCTATGACAAGAACGGTCACAGAGTTATAGAGAAATCAATTAACAACCCTGAGAAAGAGTTGGTTAAATACGCAGGCAAAGAAGTTGCGCAAAGGCTGCTGGAGCAAAAGCCGCAGCAAGGTCGGTTTGCAGGCATGGGTGCTTCAATAAGAAGCCTTGAGGGTCAAGGCCTTGAGATTGGCGGCAAGGGCATGAAGAAGTTCTACGACGAGATCGTGCCCGATCGTGTACGCAAGCTTGTCGGCAAGAACAGCCTGCGCGACATCCAGTTTGAGGACAAGACTGCCAAGCTTCGCGAAGAGCTTGCCAACGCCACGCCTGGAAGCTCTCGCTACCTGTACCTGACCGACAAGATCGGCGAAATCGAGCGCGATGCCGAGCGTTACGGCGCTCTTGGCAACCAGCTTGGATTTGACATCACGCCTGAGATCCGCGAGAAGTTCAGCAAGCCCATCCCTTACAAGAAGGGCGGCAAGGTCAAAAAGGTGAAGGTCAGCAAGAACCCTGACGTTATGCGCCTTGAATTACTAAGGAAAAAACATGCCTGAGATGCCTATTGAGCAGGACTATGGCCGCTTTATTAGCGGCATGGCTGATGATGAGGTCCCGCTTGAGGATCTGCAGGCTGAATTGCCTGATGAAAGCGCCGAGATTGAAGAGCTACCTGACGGCTCCGCGGTGGTTCACATGCCAAGCACCAAAGGACCGATGGAAGACCCAGACTTCTACGAGAATCTGGCCGAAGTCATTAGTCCGATCGACCTTGATAGCATGGCCTCTAGGTATCTGGACCTGCTTAACAAGGATAAAACCGCTCGAGAAGACCGTGACAAGCAGTATGAAGAGGGTCTAAAGCGTACCGGCATGGGCAAGGACGCCCCTGGTGGCGCTACTTTCTTCGGTGCCAGCAAGGTTGTACATCCTGTTATTGCTGAGGCTTGCGTTGATTTCGCCTCAAGAACCATCAAAGAGCTATTTCCGCCTGATGGCCCCGTCAAAACCAAGATCTTGGGCGAGACTGACGAGGAGAAAACCAAGCGTGCAGAGCGCAAGCGCGACTGGATGAACTGGCAGCTAACCGAGCAGATCGAGGAATTCCGCGATGAGCAAGAACAATTGCTCACTCAACTGCCTTTAGGTGGCTCGCAATACCTAAAACTGTACTGGGATGACAAGAAACGCCGGCCAGTGGCCGAGTTTTTGCCCATCGACAAGGTCTTGATCCCATTTGCCGCGACAAGCTTCTATACAGCGCAGCGTGCAGCAGAGATTCACGACATCACTGAGTTTGAATTCAACCAGCGGATTGATGCAGGCCTATATCGAGACATTGGCTTGACCCGTGTATCGATGGAGCCAGAGCCAACCAGGCCAGAAAAAGCCAACAACAAGATCGAAGGCCGCAAGGCTGAGGAAAACATTGATGGCATGCGCCGTGTTTTCCACATTTACACCTATCTAGAGTTGGAAGACGACAGTTATTCCAAAGGCGAGATGGCTCCCTACGTCTTGATGGTGGATGAAATTGACCGCGAAGTTGTCGGCCTTTACAGAAACTGGGAAGAAGGCGATGACACCATGGAAAAACTCGACTGGGTAGTCGAGTACAAGTTCATTCCATGGCGTGGAGCGTACGCAATTGGCATGCCGCACCTCATTGGAGGCCTGGCTGCAGCACTTACAGGAAGCTTACGAGCACTTTTGGATGCTGCCCACATCAATAACGCACCTGCAACGCTCAAACTGAAGGGCGCAAAGGTCTCTGGCCAGTCCGTTCAGGCTGACGTGACGCAAGTCGTTGAGATTGAAGCTGCGCCAGGGGTTGATGACATCCGCAAGATTGCTATGCCGATGCCTTTTAACCCGCCAAGCCCGGTTTTATTCGAGCTTTTAGGCTTCTTAGACAAGGCTGCCAAGGGTGTTGTCACGACTGCCGAGGAAAAGATCGCTGATGTGACGGCTCAGGCCCCTGTAGGCACGACACAAGCCTTAATCGAGCAGGGCGCAGCCGTTTTTTCAGCTATTCACGCCCGTTTGCACAAATCACAAGGCCGTGTACTGAAGATTTTGCAGCGTCTTAACCGCTGGTACATCGAAGACATGCGCCGCGGCGAGGATGTAGTCGATTTAGAGATTGAGCCGGGTGATTTTCAGCGCATGGGTGACGTTGTTCCCGTGTCTGACCCCAACATCTTCTCTGAAACCCAGCGCATGGCACAGATTCAAGCCGTGCTGGCACGCTCAGACAAGGCCCCTGACCTTTATGACCGCCGTGCCGTCGAAGAAAGGCTCTTAAAGCAGCTTAAGATACCTGGCATCAATGAATTACTGAAGGGTACGCCTGCGCCAGAAGAGAGAACGGCAGCAGATGAGAATGTGGCCATGGCATTAGGCCAAAACGCCTATGCCTACCCGCACCAAGACCAGCTTGCTCACTTGCAAAGCCACCTAGACTTTGCGCTTGATCCTGCCTTTGGTCAAAACCCCATCATGGCCAGCATTTACCTACCGCGGGCGCTTGAGCACATCAAGCAGCACATGGTCTTATGGTACTTAGGTCGTATGAACGGCTACATCGCCAAAGCCCGTGGCGAGCCGATGGCAGAAAGCGACTACGAGAACAAGATGCTGACGGCAGAGATTGATAAGACCTTTGCCATCGCTTCTCAGCATGTCATGAAGGATAGCCAGTCGGCCTTCAGCCAGGTCGTGCCTAAGCTTCAGCAGTTGTTGCAATCCATGCAGCAACTCACGCCGCAGCAACCGCTGCCGCCAGAGGCTCAGGTCTTGAAGGAAACCAGCCTTGCAGAGACGCAGCGTCGTGCCCAGCGCGATCAAGCCGAGATGCAACTGAAAGGCGCTGACATGCAGCAACAAGGCCAGATAGACATGGCCCGCCTGCAATCAGAGCAACAACGCGCTACCCAGCGTGACCAGTTGGATGTGGCGCTTAACGCTACAAACAACCTCACCAAGGAGCGTATCGAAACTGCGCGGCTCACCCAGCGTGATGAGCAGTTGCAGGCAGAGCAGTTTGAGACTGCACTCAAGCTTCAAAACGAAGCCCAACGTAACTTAGGAGTGAATCGTGGCCCAACCATCCAATAACCTGAAAGACATGGAAGCTGTGCCTTATCACAAGCGCATCGCCATGGGAGCCAACCTTGACGGCACAAGCCTGCAGTCAAAGGGTTCCGCACCGAAGACAACCACCCAACCCAAAGGAGGCGCCCTGCCCACGAAGAAAAAATGAATCCACTTGCCGACCTGATTCGTGACATCAAGATACGTCAGGCTGAAATAAGCCAGTCCTTGGCAGCAGGCAATGCTGCGACATGGGAAACGTATCAGCGCACAGTCGGGATGTATTTGGGCCTTGAACAAACGCTCAAAATGATTGAATCCATATTGAAGGATGAAGATGAAGATGAATGAACCAGTAGCGTCTAACGACGCTGAGATGGCTTGGGCCTTTCCGAGCGTAGATCCTGGTGCGAAACCTCTTGGTGGCCGAATCATGGTGCAAATCCGCCGGTCCAAGAAAAAAACCACCAAGGGCGGTATTGTGTTGGTCGAAGAGACCAAAGAAACTGAGAAGTGGAATACGCAGGTCGCCAAGGTTATTGAGATTGGCCCCCTAGCGTTTTGTCACCGCGACACGATGAAGCCATGGCCTGAAGGCTCTTGGTGTGTAGTGGGTGACTTTATCCGCGTCCCCAAATGGGGCGGTGATCGTTGGGAAGTCAAAGTACCCGGCGAAGACCACTTAGAAGATCCGGCGCTCTTTATGATCGTTAATGATCATGAAGTCATTGCCAAGATCACGGGCAACCCATTAGAGACGAGGGCATTCCTGTGAGCAATGAAAATGAAGACATTCCCATCAAGGAGGAAGCGGATGGCTCGGTCACCGTTGAACTTCCTGATTCGATTCAAGCTCCGTCCCAAAACGACGAAGAGCAAAAAGCTGAAGGCGGTGATATTCCTGGCGACGATGATCCCCCTAGCGACGATGAACTTGATTCCCTACGGGCTGCGCGGCGTGAACGTCGGCGTGCGAAAAAGGATCTGATCCGCAAGACTCAAGCGGAGAAAGATGAGCGCTTGCAGTTATTGCAGCGCCAGAATCAAGAGTTGATGGAGCGCCTTGCTGTTGTCGAGCAGCGCACTCATGCCAATGACCTTGCACAAATCGATAAGGCCGTGCAAGACGCTGAATTGCGGGTCAAGTATGCCCGCATGAAGATGGCAGAAGCATCATCGGCTAATGATGGCGACGCGCTTGCGCAGGCCAACGAGATGTTCCTCGATGAGAAGCAAAAGCTCGAGGCCCTGAAAAACTTCAAGCAAAAAGCCGTCGCACCGCAACAAAGGGCCAGTATTCCTGATGCTGGTGTGCAGCGACAGATTGCTTCTTGGATGGAGCGCAATGATTGGTTTGATCCTGAGCGCAAAGACATGGATAGCAAGATTGCTAAACAAGTCGATGAGCAGCTTACGAAAGAGGGGTGGAATCCTGCCTCGCGTGAGTATTGGGATGAAATGGACAATCGCTTGCGGAAATACATCCCCCATCGTTACAATGACGACTATGAGGATGAATCTCCTCGACGAAAACCTAGGAGTCCTGTGACAAGTTCTGGCCGTGAAAATGCGGCGTCTGCTGGTGGACGCAACTCCTTCTCGCTAACACCCGATCAGGTGAAGGCCATGAAGGATGCCGGTTTTTGGGATGATCCCAAGAAGCGAGCCAGCATGATCAAGCGTTATGCACAGCAACAGAATCAATCTCAAGGATATAGGAGCTAGTCATGGAATCACGTCTCAAGAAATCTCTCGCTGCTGGTGGCCGTCATACTCGCGCAAGTGAAGATCATTCGCGCCTCCCAGCAGAAGAACAGTTCGCTAGTACACAGGACATTGACCAAATGTGGAGTGACGAGTGGACACAACAAGCACTGCCGAAGGTTCCAGACATTCCTGGTTACCACCTGTGCTGGCTTTCCACCACCAATAGCTACGACACCATTGATAAGCGGATTCGGCTTGGGTACGTTCCTGTTCTTGCAGATGAGTTACCTGGGTATGATAATTACCGTGTAAAAGCGGGCGAGCATGTGGGCCACATCTCATGTAACGAGATGCTGCTATTCAAACTCCCGATGGACTTGTACCAACGCGTCATGACGCACTTCCATTATCAGAAACCGATGGAAGCAACCAATGCAATCATGGAACGCATGGAAGAGTTACAGCAGGGTGCGGATAGCTCAGGACACAAACTCCTGAGAACGGAAGGTGAAGGATTCGGCAATGTTTCACGGAAATCCATTAACCAAGCCCCGGTATTCGAGGGCTAATTCGGAGTAATTAACATGTCTGCTACAAGCGCACCGTTTGGCTTGCGGCCCGTGTACCACCCAAGTGGGTTGGATCGCGCACAGGCTCTTGCCAACATTATCGAGAGCGGCTACGCA